CGCCCTCGTTTTGGGTATATGTGTTTTTGTATCCCCACATATTTGTAATTTTATTAGGATCTGCTAAAAGTGTTTTAGCAATAGGTAAAAGTTGCTTTGCAAGCAGTTTATTAATGGTGTGATTAATTGTAAGATCATAAAGTGCCGTAGTATCCATAAACATATTTATACAATGGATTACTACGGCTTTAAATTTATGAGTTATGTGCTACTGTCTTTTACAGCCTTTATTGCTATATAAAAAGAACTAGATTTAGCCGCTGTGCCTAAATACCCGGCATCAATATCTTTATACAACATGTCTAGCTGTTCACTATATGCTGGATATTTCTCAGTTCTTTCTCTTTTGCCTTCTAATCTATTGTACTCGTTCATATTATCAACGTGTTCGGCTTCTACTTCTGCCCAAGTTGGAATATTCTGAGATACTTGATCATAAGAATATTGGCATAGTGGGTCACCTGTTAGAGGATCAATCTCTTGCTGATCTGCAGAAGCAGTTGAGTCAAGAAACTTGAGTTCTCTATATTCGGCTTCAGTTTCAAAACTAAATGAACCGGAAAATTGGTAAGGACTGTTCCTTGCTTCTAATAATTCTGCTAAAGCGTGGCCTCTAAACGGGGCTTTTAGCATATCATAGTAAGTTGTTTTATCTGTTAACATAATTATATCTCCTTTGTATTTAGTATCTGCCGAGGTTTCCGGAATTCATAACGTTATGGTCAATTTCCCATACTTCAAAAATGTTATTTTCCCAGTTACCGTTTCTTGTTTGGCGGCCAATGCCAGAATTTACTCTGCATGGACCGCTCCAATTCGCATGGTAGATTCTAAATCTATGTTCTTGTGTTTGATAGCTAGGATGTGTCGGTACTAAATAATCTACATTACACATCCAATATAAATCACCCGCATTATTTTCCATTGCTGCATGGTGTCCCTGGTCCATAACACGTTCCCATCCTGAACTAGGTGTCCAACGGTAAATTGCTGCGCCTGTTCCTTGGCCTCCGCTGCCCTGGTCGTCACAAATTGTTTGATATCTAATTCTATACCAATTATTAGCATTGGCAGGTGATCCCATCCGTACTTCTGCACCCGAGTATCCCCAACGTGCTCCAAATCCGCTTCCTACGCTATAATCTCTTGATCCCGATGAAGTAAACCCAACTTTTACAATTCCTTCATGGTTTTGTTGAACTATGTTATCTGCGTTTGTTAAGCCGCTACTTGTAAGTTTTGTTGCCATTTTTAATACCTCGTCATTGTTGTAGTAGTAGCTAACTGATGGTCTACTTCCCATACTTCAAACAGTGCATTATTCCAATTTTGCCTGCGCAAATCAGCGCCAATATCACAGTTAGCTCTCATAGCAACACTCGGATGTCTACGTCCATAAATTCTAAATCTGTGTTCTTCTGTATTATTTATTGCTGGTGCATAATACAAAGTTCTTATACTAGTGTAAAAATCACCAGCGTTGTTGTCATAATTTGCATGCCAGCCGCTGTCTAAGATTCTAGACCAGCCTGTGCTCGGGGTCCATCTATACAGAGCATACCCACTTCCGCCGTTACTGCCGCCCTGGTCGTCAGTATCAGTATACCATTCGCATCTAAACCAATTATTAGCATTTTGTGGAACACCCATAGAAATTTCTACACCGGACATATGAGCCCAATTGTTATTTGGAAGGCCTTGATTTACTGTTGTTGCACCGCACATTCTATGTTTTACAACTGCTCTTGTACCTTCTTGGATTGTCCCTGAACTATATTGTACTCCGTCGCCTCTTAAACTTGTAGCCATATTAAAACCTCGTCATCCTTCCGGTTGTTTGTATTCTATCACCATCAACTTCCCAAACCTCAAATTGATTGTTGTTCCATCCATTTCTACGCAGGTCCCGCCCAATTGAACAATTAAATCTCATCTGACCGTTGTTATGCTTGTGGAATCCTAGTCTAAATTTATGTTGTTGTGTTTGATAGCTAGGATGTGTCGGAACCCAAAATATACCTTGATTCTGTCTATACCAATCAGAGTAGTTGTTATCATAACTGGCGTGACTTCCTTGTGCTAATTTAGTTTGCCAGCCTGAACTTGGTGTCCAACGTTCTACACGTATACCAATTCCCGAAATATTACCATCGCTATCATCTGTAACTGTTTGCCAAAATAGTCTATACCAGTTAGTTGCTTTTTGAGGAACGCCCATATCTACTTCTGAACCGTTTACAATTCCTGATGTGCCGTTTGGAGTTCCTGTGTATTGATTAACAGTGCTTCCGCTTCCAAATTTCATTTGTACAATAACATTAGCATCAGTTTGTATTTTTGTCGTTGCTCCTGTACTGTATTGATCGTATGGTACGTTGCCGTACTGAATTCCTGTTCCAGTTAATTTAGTTGCCATTTACGCCACCCTTGCCTTTAAATCATCAATTTGAACCTGCTGTTCTTTAATAGCTTCTATAAGGACAGCGACAATGTTACCATAGGCAACACTCTTAGCTCCCTCTTTTCCTCTAACAATAGAAGGTAAAATCTTTTCTACTTCTTGTGCAATAACACCAATTTCTTCTGAGTCGTTTGATTTTCTGTTGTACGATACGCCTCTAAGATTCTTTACTTTTTCCATAGCATTGTTTATAGTTTTAATGTTTTTCTTTTGTATGCCATCTGAAGATGCTGTAACAATAGTTGCTGTAAGTTCACCTGAACTAGGATTGTATGTATAGCCTGTATCAGTTCTTGGACTGTGATTTCCAGTTGCGGCCGATGCAAACAAAGGAAAGTGAGTAGAATTTGTAGTGTTAGCTGCTGTTAAAGCAACTGATGTTGATGGTCCTTGGAAACTTGTACCACTAACTTGGCCAACTGCTGTTAAATTTCCACCTACACCCATATTTCCTGTACTAGGTTGGAATGTTAACTTAGTACTACTGGTATTTAAACTTGTTGTTTCACCGCTTGTATCAGTTAGTAATGCAGGATAAAAAGTAGCTGTACTAGCTAACTGGTTTGCAATATCTAATGCTGGACTAGCCCAACTTAGCACACTACTACCGTCAGTTTGTAGAACATATCCGCTCGTTTGTCCTGTTGCTGGCATAGTATATGTTACACTTGTAGTAATACTATCTTCAGCTTTAAAACCTACAAAGTGAGTACTATCAGCATCACCTAATTGCAGAGCATTTGTATTTTTAACCATTAAGTGTGACCCAATAGCTACAATACCCGTGCCGCTCGGAGACAACGTAATATCTTGGTTAGTAACAACACCTGACACATTATTTTGGAAAGCTGATAGCTGTCCCAGTATTGGTCCGCCTACTATACCTGTTGTTATTCTACGCATTAGTTGCTCCTTAAGTTGTACTTGTTTCTATGCCATATACCATTACAGTTACATCTGTACTGTTTGCATAGACTACAATATTTTTTCCTGCTTGCAGTACTACACCGCTTCGTTCTATTGTGCCGTTGGCTACGATTTCTGTATCGTATTCAATGTATTCTGCAAGGCTAGGTGTAGCAGTTGCTGATAATCCAATACGTATATCCCTTGTTGCTGTTGATCTATTTGTAACATTAATAGACACTATAGCAAAATTATCTGCAGGTACTGTGTACACTGTAGTATTTGTCGTTGCCGGGACATTGGTTGGTGTACCTAATATTCCTGTTGCCATTTCCTTTTTCTCCTATCTTAAAAAGTAGTTGTATGCTAGTGGTAAGCCTAATACAGACTTAGTAAAGTTTACGTTCGCTGTTATATTTATCGTTGCGCCACTTACTGTGGTAATTTGTGTACCGTTAATAAAGATGTCGCCGGCTGTAACACTGTTAACAATTAGCGATGCACCACCTCCACCAATTTGCGCTTCGATATAACTCTTGATTGCTCGCTGTGTTGGTACAATGCTATCACTGTTTGCCGTAAAGAACGGATCTGTACTAAACTCTGTTACACTTGCAGAGTTACCGCCTAGTGTAACTTCACCTAGTGAAAGTTCTTGTAGACCAGCAATGTTAAATGCATCTGCGTTTAGTGTTGCAACACCAGTTGCTTGTTCAATACTAAACAAGTCGCCGACTCTAAAGTTACCATCTTGGTCTGTACTTGTAAAGAATACTCGTCCACCATTTGATGATAATGTTTCATTTGCTTGCAACGGTTTATTAACTGGTGCTCCGTATACGTTTTCTGGATAATTTGTATCAGCTAAATTGCCTGTTCCAATATCTAAGAAGTCATGTCCTGTTAGACGTACTTGACTAAATCTAATGCGCATTGTTACTGGATCGTTGTTTGTTACAGCATCTTCAATTTCCATAAATGGACTTAGTTGTAAGAATGCTGTATATGATCCGTCTTTTGTTCCAACTCTACTTACAACATTAACTAATTTAAATGTTGTTCCAGGTAGGCCGTCAAACACAACGTTAGAACCGTTTACTGGTATATCTGAAAGTTGTCTAACTGCAACAAACTGACCGTCTTGTAAGAAATCAGCAAATCCGTTACTGGCGTCTGTGTTAACTTCAGCACTTGCTGAAAGGAAGCCACTACCTCTTGCTACGAATGTAGGCTGTCCTAACACACCGTTGTTTAGTCTAACAGTAAACAATGCCTCGTTAATATTGTTTGGATCTGTAATAGTCATTGTAGGCGCTGAAGAACCATAACCCGAACCAGGTTCAGTAATTCTTGCAGCAAATACCTTTTCATTTGCTACACTAGCTCTTGCTCTTGTTGTACACCCTATGTTAAAGGTTCCTACGGCAGTTGTTGTACCAGTTTGGATTGCAACAAATTTTGGATCATTGTCGTTATTACCAAATCCAATTGCTTTTAATCCACCTGTGTATGTTGCTGCTGTAATTGTATACGGAGCAGGCCAATAAACGCCGTCTTCACTATAAGACAATTCGTTAGTATCGGTTGTAGTAACAATAAACATTCCTTGCCCATATTCAATGCGCACTGGTGTTGCTGCGTTAGAACCACCTGTTGTAATTGCTTGTTGTGTCCAAGTTGCTCCTGCGTCCAAGCTATATGCACCGTTTCTTGTGTCAGTTGCTATAGCAAAGAATCTACCCTTACCATATACTATGTCTTCCCAGTCATCAGCTGCTGGCAATCCTGTAGCTACTTCAGTCCATGTAATACCATCTGTTGAATATGCAACATTTCGTGCTGCACGTTTCACTGCAACAAACTTACCTTGTCCGTATGCTACAGAACTAAATCCTGTGCTAGGTAATGCGTTTGTAGTTGTTGTCCATGTAGTGCCGCCGTCATCTGAGTATGATACATCTCTATCGCCATCACCAATAATTATAAATCTACCAGTAGTAGTGCTAACTTGTCCAAATGCTGTATCAGCATAAGTTGTAGCAGTTAGTGATGGTTGCGATCCCGGTGCTGTCCAAGTTGTACCAGTTAAGCTGTAGTTTGTAACTGTTGCTCCGCCTGTAATAGCAACTGCTACTGCATAACTTTGTCTGAATGTACTGGATCCGTCATCAACTAATCCGTTACTTACACGTTTATAGTTTGCGCCTGTTGCAAGTGTAGAAGTAGTCCATGTTGCGCCATCTAGTGATGATTTAGCTGTTGTTCCAGCATCCGGTAGTGCAATAAAGTTACCTTTTCTGCCTACGCCATCAAAGTCAAATTCTTCAATAGCACCTGTTGCACTATTAACTGTAGTTGCAGTAATAACAATATCATTTGCAGGAGTTGCACCACCTAAATTAGATCCAGGTATAGTAACTGTGTCTTTTCTAACATAGCCTGTTCCAGCTGTGTTGATCAGTACATAATATTTTTCACCGTTTCTTGTTACATTAAATGTTGCGTCTAAACCATCGCTTTGTGTTGTAACAGCCTGGTTAGTATACTGAGCTGATGTTTCTATGAATTTTACATCATTCCAAACATCGCTTGTAATAGTAGCAGTAGTATCTGTTCTAGACGGAGCAGTAAATGTTAACCTTGGTTCAATTAAGTAAATTGATGAGCTGTTAGGTGATACAAATGCTGTTCCTGGAACAACATGATCCCATCCAGCAGTCCCGTCTGTTTCTTTATTAACAGTTGCAACTTTTGTACCCGAGTTATACGTGTTAACTACACCAAATAAACCTACGCCAGCGCCCGAAGTGATATAAATTTTCATTCCTGGGTATGCAGTACTTGAATTACCATCTGTAGCTGCAATAGTTAAGCTAGTGCTATTACCTGTCTGTGCAGTGTTAGTTACTTGTAAGTACCCGCTACCACCTGCTGTAGCATCTGGATTTCCAGTCGAGTCATCAACTTCTATTACTCTTATTTGGTTAACAGCCTGGTCTCTAAATTCATCTTGTACTAGAATCTCACTATCGCCTGCGCCAAATATATCTAGTTTAGCTTCGGTATAACCATTACCAGCATGACTATATTCCAGTGCCAGTATTTGGTTAACTGCGTCTGTATATACATTAGCTATAACAGCTCTATATTGCTGTTCGTTATCAACAATAGCTGTTACTGGAATTTCATCTGCGTCTACACCCTCAGCAACACTACCATACGTTCCGTAAGAGTTGTTACCGTTAGTAGCTCTCATCCTTCCACCAGCTTCACACAAGTATCCAACATGTGAATAGTATGTAAACACTGACACAAGTTCGCCACGTCCGTTATTAGTAATCCATGCACCAATACCGTCTGATATAACTTGTGTAAAGTCATTACTAACAATACTATCATTGCCGCCGTTGTGTAGCGCACCGTCAATTTTTTGACCAATAGCACCAAAACCAAACGTTGTACAGTTTTGTACATATGGTGAACGTGCTGATATCCATACACGGGTATCATCTGGTCCCCAACCCGGATCCAACGATGCATATGCTCCTGCTGTTGGTCTGCTTGTACCGTATGCGTTTGCAGGTCCTAAGTCGCCTTGTAGACCTTCCATTGTTTGCAGTCTTAATCCTGTGCCATTGCGCAAGTAGTAGAAATCTGATTCTTGTGAACCAATTACACTATTTACATAGTAGCGCGAACCCAATCGTGTTCTATACACAGCTGGCAAGTAAAGTGAAACATCAAAACCAAACTTGTTATATATTCTATTTTGTTCTTGTGGCCATTGTAGATCCCACTTGATAGCATCAATATGTTCTCTAACATCTCTTTGACATAGCGCACGGTTATAACTATAAACTTTTTGTACTGTGAATCCTTCACCGTATTCTAGTGTTTCATATACACTGCCGTACCTAGTAGTAGTTATACTAAAGTTTGTATCACTAATCACACGTTTTACATAATAAGTAGTACCTTCAGTCAAAGATGCATTTTCTACAGAGTCAGAACTGTCATCGCCGCCTACAAACTTTATAGGCATTCCTTCAAATAACCAACTAGTATCGTCAATGACAAATTGACCTTCTGTAGCAACTACTGTGCTTGTAACGATTGCTTTATATTTGTTGTCTATAAATGCTAGTGCTTCGTCTACAATAAATTCTTTGTTTAACTCTAGCTGCCTAACAGCATTATATACTTCGACGTCTGATGTCTGTGTATTACTTCCTTCATCACTACCACTAAAGATAATGTCTTGTATCCATTCCCAAGAGTTATTAATGTGAGCAATTACAATTCGATTAGTAATCCATCTAGTAGTAGCATTACCTATTTGTCTCTGAACATCAAAGCTAATTGCTGCATATTCAGATTGCAATGTTCCACTCACCCATGCTAATCCTGGATATGTTCTTGATGGATTTGCTGTTCCGTCGCTTGCAATATAATCAATAATTTCTTGTACTCTATTGCCTGCAAAAGTAATAACGCCTGCGTTACCTGCTGTTCCAGACGTGTCTTGTGTTCCTGAGTTTCCAGCTGATTTTGATACACCTGTTTCGCCAATAACTTGCTCAACAACTGTTTTTAATCTTGCATAAGTTGCTAGTGTTGCGGCTTTTTCTGCACCACCTAGTTGCGATGCTGCTCCAACATAATACGCTAACGCTGCATCATACGTTTGTAAGTTGCCGCCGTATGTTAAATCAAATAATAATGCATCAATGATCAATCCAACGTCAGTTCTACACTTTGTTGCATTATATACAAATCCTGGAAAGAACGGTGCGTTTGATGCTGCTTTTTGTACAGCAATCCAAGCATCAATTTCGTCTTGAATAAATGTTTTGTTAGCAATAAGTTGTGCTCTAGCGTTACCGTATGTTGCCAAATAACTGGTATTATATCCAGTTGGATTAGGTCGACTATACGCATTTGCTGCACTGCTACCATTTGTTACAATATCAATAATTTCGTCCCATAGTGCATTTGAACGAGCTATTGCTGTTGCATCACTAAGTTCTGCAGCCATCAATGTTTTGGCCTTTGTAAACGATTCAGTTGTTTGTTTTAATTGTTTATTAAGAACAACAAGGTTTGAAACTGTGCCACTATAATAACGTAGTGCTGAAGCAATTGATCTGTGATTACTGTTAAATGCAACATCTAAGCGTACTGAGTCTACTAGAAGTCTTATGTCTCTTGCACACGTTACTTCATTATATGTAAAGTTATACCAGTAATCACCTACTACATTATCTGTTGAATCAATTGCATTTAATAATTGTGTTCTAACATATTCGTTAGCTGCAATTGTCGCTCCTTTTTGAGCACCTATAATCTTTGCACTAGGTCTACGTAAGTAACTTAACCCTGCATTAATGCTTGCAACATTTGATCCTAACATAAAATCATAACGTGCTGCATCAAGTAATAATCCAATATCTCTTGAACACTTAGCATGGTTGTATTTGAATGTTGTGTTGTAAGTTGTATTAATATACTGTACTGTACTTGTAATTACGTCTTCTTTATCACTTAAAATATTTGAATGAGCAACTTCGTATTCTGCATCTGCCCAAGCAATTGGAGGATAAACTGAAGCTGGTAAACTATTTAAGTTTCCAGCTGTAATTGCTGCTGTGATAATATCTATTTTTGCATCTAATAGAGTTTCTTCTGTACCACTAGCTGGTGTACCTGGTGTAGTTTGTGTTACTGCGTGACCACTTTGTGCAGTTACTGATTGCTCTTGAACAATCTTTCCTACAATACTTTTTAGGTGATTGTAAGCTGCAACAGTTTCGGTTTCTTGACCATATACTTGTGTTGTGCCGTTAACAAAATAACTTTCAGCAATTCGCGTAGTTGCTTGTGTACCGGTATATAAAATATCATAACATAAAGCATCAATAATATATCCAACATCTCTGCTACACTTGCCTGAATCATATACTAATGAACCGTAAGTATTGTCAACATACGCAACAACATCTGCTTGAATAAATGCCTTGTTAGCAATAAGATTGTCTTTTGCGTCTTTATTGTTTTGAACAAAAGTAGGTGATCCAGGATCTGGAAAACTTAATGAATTTTCAGCACTTAGCCCATTGTTAATCATATCAACAATTTCGTCATATGCTGTTGTAATTCTAGCCGAAGCGTTACTTGACCCTACTGCTGATGAGCCGTCTGTTGTAACACTAATTTTTAATTCGTCTCTTGCATTTCTAATAGCACCAACTGTTTCTGGTCTTTGTGCGCTTAGATTATATGCATTGTTAGGTCTATTATATGCACGGCCGTTAAACACAGCATTATAGTTAGTACCAAGTGCAACATCATATGATGTGTCTGTAATAATATTTTCTAAGTCTCTACGACATTTTGCACTATTATATTGAAAGTTGCCAAAGTGTCCGTTAATAAAATCAATAGTGTTTTTTTGTACAGTTGCTTTAACATTTAGTAAAGAAAGACTTGCATCTGCTAATCCATCAGCAACACTAGTAGTAGTTGGATAAGTGATTGTTTCACTTCCTGACCCGTTAGTTAGGATATTAATAAAGTCGTCAAATAATGCTGCAACAGCATTTGACGCAGCTATTGATCCGGCTTTTGCTAAAGTAAGTTGTACTTGTACACTATTTAATACAGGAGTCACAGTAGTGTCTTTACTTATACTTTGTGAAATGCTTTTTAAATATCCGTATGTTGCTATTGTAGCTACAAGTTCACTTGAATTAATTTGTAAATTAGTACCTTCGTAGTACGCTTCTCCAGCTTTTACAGTTTGCCAGTTTCCGCCATAGGTTAAATCATACGCTATTGCGTCTAACAAAAATCCTACGTCTTGTTTACATTTTGTTCTACTATATTTTAATGTAGCATAGTTTGCTGTAATATATGCTGTAGCTTCTTCTTGTATAAACTTTTTATTAAGTAGTAATCCTTCTCTTGCATAACCATATGCAGGCGTCCCCATATCCCAAGAATCTTTATAATTAGCTTCAACTTTGTTGCCTAGGCCGATATCAACTCTTCGTTTTATTGTTCTAGCAAGTTGCTTCGATGCTGTCGCTGGCCCAGCTGTTTCTGCATATGGCCAAGTTCTATTCTGTGTACGAGTATTACCAGTTGTTGGTGTTACTGCTACACCTTGCACAATGTCGCCAATTACTGTTTCGATTCTTTCAAGACTGTTAATTGTATACTTAAAGTCATCTGCAGGAGTTAAGCTAGAATTACTTGCTTTACGTGGTTGAACATTTGTTGCACGTAGTTCGTCACCTATAATACAACATTCTGCAGGTACAATAATAGGAAGTACTTCGTAATATTTTCCAGTGCTAACTTTAATAAGTGTATTTCTAATAATCCTATTAGGAATATTTGTTGCAACACCTGCTGTAATAGCATCTGTTATAACAGTATTAAGACTTGTAATTGTTTCAAATATTGTGGCCATTAGTAGTCTCCTCCACTTACCGCAGGTACTGCACTGCCGCCAGATGATGTGCTTTCATAATCTTTATTGTCTTGTCTGCCTAAAGCAGTTTCAAAATATTGCTCAACTATTGATGTAGAGTTGTCGCCGTTTGTTGTTTGATAGTTTACTGCCGGCGCTAATTGCGCTAAGACTTTTTCTATCAATGTTAGTCCGTAATTTATTGCTGCCACAGTTTCTTCCTTTTGCCCTAATAGATAAAAACTACCTGGGTTATTCACATATTGTAATGCAACTTCTCGCGACCTAACATTGCCTCCATGCCCTAAATCCCAAATAAATGCATCTATAATTAATCCCATATCTCTTTCACATTTTGCGCTATCGTAAACAAAGGCTGCTGTAAAAGGACTAGTACCATCTGTAATTTGTTTATCGGTCCACTCAACTATTTCTCTTTGAATGAATCTTCTGTTTAGTTCTAATAACCTACATGCATTAGCAACCTTAGTTCCTCGTTCTACTTGCTGTGCGGCATATCTAATTGATCTCCAAGGACGATCGATTGTTTTGCCGTTAACTGGTGCTGGTCCATCAACACCGTGTTCTGCAACATAGTAAACATCATCTGCACTGTTTATTGTTGCCCATTCAGGATATCCAGTGCTACCAACTTGTAAAATTTGACCGTCAACGCCAACTGGCAATCTTGTAGGTCCTGCTCCGCCATAGTATAGTAAGTCGCCGGCAGTAGTTAATACACTTTGTTCAGAACCAATACTAAATAAGTTCCAGTAAGTACCTGTAGCATCTAAGTCTGGACGTGAGTTTTGATTACCACCATCATATCCTCCAGCAGCATCACCTACTGATGAATAATCGTCACCTTCTGATATGTGTCCTAGTACACACACATATGAGTTATCACCGTAACGTATAACGTCACCTAAGTAATATATTTGGTCATCTAACCATTCGCCGCGCCAGTCAATACCTGTGTTAAATAACTCCCAATAAGTAGTATTAGGTGGCATTTGTCCAGTGTGGTCTTGTTTTGCTTTATATGTATACCCGCCATGCCTTACAACGTCACCAACTTCGTATTCAAAGTCAGTACTATCGTCGCCCCATTGGCCAATAAATCTAATTCCTTCAGAAAACAAATTCCAGTCGTCTGTATTTGTAGATGGACGCTGTCCGGTATTTTCAGTTATTGCAATATATTGATTGCCGCCATATGATACAACATCACCTGGTTGATAAGTTGCAGGTCCTGTCCAACGTGCTTCATACTGGAAACCTTCAACAAATTTTGACCATTTAGAACTATCAGTTGCAAATGCTGCTGAAGATGTATGATATACTGTTGCTATCCAAGTGTTTGCACCAAATTTAATAACATCGTTTACTTTGTATCTAACACTAGCAGTCCATGTACCTTTATAATCAAATCCTTGATTAAAAATATCCCACTTACTTAAATCTGCTTCTAATCCTCCACCAACTGTAGCTGATGAAATATGATTTTGGTTACAAACATATGTTGTGCCGCCGTACTTTACTAAGTCATTATTTTTGTAATCAAAACTTGTGCTCCAGTCACCTTTCCAGTCAACACCTTCAGCATAAATTTGCCAGTTTGCAATATCTGCTTCAAGGCCAGTTGTTGAGTCAGCTGCTGATGTGTGTCGTGTTTGACAAATATATAATTTGCCGCCATATTTTACAATGTTATCAACAATGTAATCTACTTGAGGTTCCCATTCGCCTTTCCAATCTTGTCCATCACTTACAAGGTTCCAGTTTGGGGGACTAACATCAAAGTCTGTAAAGAAGTCCGAAGCAGCAGTGTGGCCGATTACGCATATGTAAATCTTCCCACCGTATGCAACAACATCGTCTTGGAAATATTGTGTGGCGGTAGCCCACACGTTTTTCCATACAAATCTGATTCTACCAAGTTTAAATTCTGCCATTTATTTGCTCCGCTATGTTATTTATCTTATTGTACTGTATCATTAAAATTCCTATGAAACAACATTTGACTTATAATAGTACCTTGTATTGCCGCTGGATTTCCAAGTGCATCTTGACCTTGAATGTTTACCGGTCTATTAAAATTCAAATAATTTCCACCGGTCATTGTAATAATATTTTCTGAACTTCCTACAGATACCTGTCCAGCTTGGATGTTGTTTGTTTCAAGATCTGCACCACCTACAGATAGCTGTGCTGCTAAGAACGAAGCAATAGCTTTTTGTGTAGGAATAATATTATTACTATCTGCACTAAATGTTGGATCAGTACTAAATTCCTGTACAACAGCACCACTACCGCCAAGTCTAACGCCACCTAGTGACAATTCGCTTAGACCGTCAAGATCAAAGAACTCTGCACTAATTGTAACAACACCAGTTGCTTGGTTAACCCCAAATAACTCGCCTGCTCTAAAGTTACCGTCTTGGTCTGTACTAACGTAGAAGACTCTGCCGCCGGTAACTTCTAATACTTCGTTTTCAGGTGCGCTTGTAAAATATGCGCCGCCTGAATAAAGTAACGGATAGTTAGTCTCAGTAAAGTTACCAGTACCTATATCTAAGAAGTCGTGTCCTGAAATTCTACACTGACTGTATTCTGTAGATAGTGTAACTGCTGTGCCATGCTGAACATTATACTCATTTTTTAAGGTTGGCGTAAGTTGAAATCTAACATTTCGTGTACCGTTGCCGCTACCGTCGTCGCCTAAATCTACAGCCTTTACACCTACAAATAATTTTAAATCATCTGGGTCAGTAGTAGTATCATCTAGTATTCCTGTTATTCTAACTTGCACACCGGGTCCCGGAAGTGTTGGATCAACTCCTGACAATGTTATATTAGCAGCTTCTTCAATGATTTCAGCGTAGCCGTCGCCAGTAATAGTAATTGTACTTGTAGTTGTTTTATACCCCGACCCTCTATTAACAAAGTCAGGTTGTGCTAATACTTTGTTTCCTATTTTTGATACAGTCTCAACTACTGAAATATGTCTTAGAGCATCAGTTCCAGCGTCTACTATTGTTAGTGTTGGTAGATTAGAGGCACTATATCCACTACCTGGATCCCATATCTTAATTTGAGTAAATGAGCCAGCAGTAATATCTGCTCTAACCTTTGCTTGAGATCCGGTTTTTATTTTAGCAACAGCATTATTTGTATTACTGTCGCCTAACATAATCCATTCAGGTTCGTCATTTACATTACTAAACATTATAGTTTTCCAATAATGTGGATGGATCGTATTACGAGGATACCATTTAATCCCATCTTCTGACGTTGCAAGATAGTCAGTGGGTCCAACTGTTTCTCCGCCAGGGCTACCGTCAATTAGTTCACCAAATTCTATACCGCCTGTGTCACACACTGCAACAAAAACACCTTGTCCATATTTAATATCGTTCCAGTTCATATCTGTTGATCCGTCTATCGACGGTGCCGAAGTACCTACTTGCCAAGTAGCACCTTTATCAACACTATATGCAACATCACCATTTTTAGCAAATGCTAAGAATCTATTATTACCATATACTAAGTTTAACCAGTCGTAATTGCCTGCCGGTAATACGTTATTATATCTTGACCAAGTTATGCCATCCTGCGAGTATGCTACATCTTTAGTTTGTGAACCTGTAATTACAACATATCTATCTTGACCGTATGCAATTCCCATCCACTGATCGCCGGAAGAGTCATCACCTGTTGGTAAGTTAGCAGATGTCCAATTTAGCCCGTCTGCACTATATGCCGCTGTTTGGCTGTTTTCAGCAACTGCAACAAATCTTCCTGTAGTGCCTGGCGGTGTACCATATGCAGCATCAATCCAGTTTGCACTTGCAGGCAAGGTTCTATCAACCCACGCTACTCCGTCATAGCTAAAACTATAAACACTAGTTCCGGTTGCTAGTGCTATAAATCTATTTTTTCCTGTAATAAGTCTCGAATAGTCACGCACACTTGACAGATTAGCTTCTGACCAAGTTGTTCCGTCATCACTATATACTACAAAGTTTGGTTCAGCAAGTGCTACGTATCTTCCTGTTCTAGCGTTACCAGAAATAGTAAACGCTATAATAGTATTTGAACTATCTTCTGAGTTTTCTGTTATTGTAATTGCAAGATCATTTGCAGGAGTAACTCCTCCTAAACTAGTTCCTGGAATAGTAAGGACATCACCTACAGCATACCCTGCTCCAGGATTAGAAAGTGTAACTGCGTATACTTCACCGTTGCGTGTTACATTAACCACGGCTGCAACTTCTGTAGCATCTTGCACACCTGCACTGCCATTCGTTAATTCTAAGCTAAAATAAAATGCTGTTAAGTCACCAAAAGCACTATCAAAAAATGTTCTACTTTGAGGTAAGTTTGCGTATGTAGCTGAAAATCCTGGATGACTTGCAGTTATCCTAGGCTCAATTCTATAGGTTGTTGTACTATCTAAATTAGTTTCAATAGGCCATCCTGGCATAACATGATCCCAACCTAATTCGCTTGTACTTTCTTGCCTGACTGTAGCAAGTTTTGAACTAGTATTATAAGCTGCTATGTACCCATACTGTCCAACTCCTGTACCTTGAATAATAAGCAGTCTCATACCTAAAATTTCGGTATCAAACTGTGTGTCTTCGTTAGTGTTTAGTGTAAGTGTACTTGTTGCAGGTATTGTAACCTGTGCCGAATTCTGTCTTATTAGATAGTTAGAACCACCTTCGCTGCCCGAACCTGTCGTGTTCACAAGTCTTAATTCTGTTAGACCGCCGTCTCTAAAATCTGTAAACTCTACTTGAGCATCAGCACCTGCGCCAATAATATCTGAAGTAGCAGTTGAATATTCTTGTCCAGTATTTGAATATTCAAAAACTAAAATCTGATCTGCTGTGCCTCCAGCAAGTGCATTTGAAACTATTGCTTCATTTTGTCTATTATTAACTGTACATGCTTGTGGTACTTCGCTAGGGTTAGCTCCTTCAGCAATAGCACCATATGTTCCATATGAGTTGTTTCCGTTTGTTGCACGTATAACTCCGCCCGTTTCTGCTAGATACCCAACTTGACAATAATATGTAAACACTGATACAAGTTCTGCTCTTGCATTGTTTAACACCCATGCGCCAATACCGTCACTTAATACCTGTGTAAAATCGTTTGAAACCATTGAACGGTTGCCGCCGTTGTGTAGCGCACCATCAATTTTTTGACCTACGCAAGCAGTACCAATGTTTGTTACACCCTGTATATAAGGTGATCTATTAACAATCCATGTTCTGTTATCAGCTGGTCCCCACCCTGGATCTAATGCTACTAACGAGCCGCCTGTTGGTCTTTGGTATTGTGCAAAGACGCCTGGCGGATTAAGAGATCCAACTAACCCGTCAGTTGTCATCTGTCTTAAACCAGTAGTATCTCGCATCCAAAACAAGTCGTCATTTTGAGATCCTAAAACACTATTAGAAATGTACCTAGCTGCAAACAGTGTAGCATAATTACCGTCGTATTGCACATCTCTTTTTACTCCTCGTATATAATACAATATATCTTGTATTACTTGATCTTCGTCAAAAGTAGCTGCTGGATATGTGCCAACCATAAATGCATATGATTCTGCGGCTAAAAACTCTTTGTTAAGTTCTAATGCTGTGCCAGCATTAAATCTTTCGAGTGCTGATTTATTGTTTGATCCTATCATTACAGGATCTGTACTGCCTGATGCTACTCTAAAATTAATATAATTTGTATAGTTAATTTGTAAATTAGCTATATCGTTAATAGCTGCTAAATTAGTTTGAGGCATTTTTAAATCTTGCACAGTCGTATTGCCAGCATAAGGAGTAATTGCTATTCCTGTCAACACATCTGACAGAATAGTATTAATATGTGCTAAAGCTGCAAAATGTTGAGTAACATAATTTCCAGAATATGCTGTTTTTGGACCTGATGCAATAACTTTAGTAGCTCTTAATTCGTCTCCCATTACTACGCAACCGGCCGGAACAGTAATTGGACCAATTTCTTCAAATCTTCCTGTAGCAACAGATACCTTTGCTGGTTTAAGAGGTTGGAAGTTATCTTCTATATATTGACAAGCATACTTTACAGTTCTAAATGGCTTATCTGATGCAACTCCGTATCCTTTTTTATCTTTTCCGTGTCTACCCACATATACTATATCAGTATCAGTATTTATATTTCTCCAATAAGCTTCTAATGTGTCGGTAATACTTAAAACTTGACCACTTGTGCCTATTGCAACTCGAGAATCACCAAATGATGACCCGTCACCGGCTTCTGACCTGCTTAATCCGTATGTTAGCAAGTCGCCTCCATATAATAATCCGCCAGGTTGTCCAGCCTGTACTAAAATATCCCAGTATTCGTAACCACTTCCATTATCACCTGGATAGTTGTTTGATTCAGATAGATGTTCTTGATTACAATAATAAGAAGTTCCGTAATTTATAACAACATCGCCTACACTGTAAAGTCTGTTCGTCTCCCATGGTCCCGCAAATATTTTACCTGGCATTAACTTTGACCAAACTTCTTCGTCCAAATAATCTAATGAACTTCCGTCTCCGTCTCCGATACTAACATCACGCACTGCAATAAATAATTGTCCGCCTCGTTGAACAATGTCGCCAGTCTTGTATCCTTCATCATAACCGGACCATGTACCTCTATAATTGTAGCCATATGCTAAAACTACCCAATCAATTGTACTATCTTCTGTATCTGATACTAATACTCTTCCCGGATTACTGTCTACGTTGTTGTTAACAGCATAATATAAGTTTCCGCCATATCTTACTATGTCTCCTAAATTGTATGCAGTAACATTAGACCATTCGCTATCATATTGGCTACCAGGAAATGTAATAGTAAATCTTGTATCGTCAAGTTCTGTAGTTCCTGACGTGTGTGTTTCGGTGCAAGTAAATATTGAGGGACCGTATTTTACATAATCGTTAACTTTGTACTCAGTAGAACCTTGCCATGCACCTTTATATTCATATCCGTTGTAATATTGCTCCCAATTAGCAGTATCATCACCAAAGACTGCTGTACTTAAATGTACTTTTATACTTTTATATGCAATTCCGCCAAATCTAACTATTACGTTTAGTCCGTAACTAGTATTTCCTGCCCAAGCAGTTAAATATTTTGTACCAGCAGCAATTAATACCCAATTATTAGTAGGTTCACTCAAACTTTCATCTACATTTGCTGCATCAATATGAAAGTCACTTGATGCATGTGCCACTTGGCACACATACAATGATCCCTGAAATTGTGTAATATCGCCGATGTTGTAATTTGTTGCAGTAGCCCAAGCACCAACAAAGCTACGTCCACTAGTCATTACTACCCAACGTGGTTGAGGAATAGGAGGACTTGATCCATCAACAGTTGCATTTTGATCTGTTCTAAATGCTGCGCTTGCTGTATGTGTTACTATACAAACATACGATTTACCGTTTACACGTATAACATCGTCTCTAATATAATCTGCGCCTGCTAACCAATCGCCTTTCCAGTTATATTTAAATCTATCAATCGAAAACTCTGCCATATTAGTATCCTTGTCCGTTAGGTGCGTAAGCTGTTGGGTCTTTTAAAACTGCATTATCGTCGCCGTCGCTATAAGACGGAGAAGATATATTTTGTGGGTAAACGTATGCTTGTGATAATCTCTGAATAAATTGCCCGTCTACTGGATCAATAAAGTATGTCAATGATCTGCTATCCCATTTAAACTGCGGATATCTAACATTGTCGTAAAGTTTATCATGATTTTCATCTATGCCGCTTAAGAAATCAATACCTTCTTCAAAGTCTAAATAGTTTTCTTCAGAAATACCAATATTATTTACAACAACAATATTTTCGGTGCCGCCTGCTAATTGGTCTGATTTCATTAAAAATAATTCCCCGTCTTCGTTTCTACGTACTCCATAGAAATAACGTTTGATAAAACTATCAATAACGTCAGTTGGGCTTGTTCCAATATAATAACTCATTATGTAATCTCCACGTAACTAACAATAACGTCAACTGAATCGTCTACACTTGATCTAACAAGGAGTTGATTACTAGGAGCCAACACTAATTTTTCGCCTGTACTAACTGCACGTAAACTTGTTCCTGCTGGTAATATACTGTCTTTTAAGTAATATCCAGTTACACTTGTATCATCTTTAATTAGAACGTCACAATATATAAACTGATCCGTAAGATTAGTAAAACTTAATCCTAGTATTGTTACCCGTGTTGTCGATAATGTTTCATAAATTAAAACAGGTACCGTTCCACAATTTTTTATTACTGTATTTTTTAATATTGTTGCCATTTAACTATCCAAAAATTAATACTTTCTCTATCGCTATATCTTCAGCTTGTGCAAAAGAAATACCGCCACTTGCTCCTGCGACACTAACCCAAGTTGTTCCGTCATATAGCTCAACTCTAGAATCATCAGTATTAAATCTAATCATTCCAGTTGCTCCAGTTGGTCTAGTTGCGTTACCACCTACAGGTAGTACTACACCTTGAGATCCATCAAACTTAACATATCCAGCGCCTGTATTTTCAAATACTGTTACTGCTCCAGATACGTTGTTTTTTATAGTGCTGTCAGTAACACCCAAGTTTTCAAATTTAACCTGTCCTGTGCCATTTGCAATTAAGTTTAAATCCGTATTAGTAGTAATACTACTTATCTTATTGCCATCTATCTCGATGTCATCTACGGTTACTCTATTAGAATTAAAACGGTTTATATCAATGTCACCAACAACGTTTCCGTTAATATAAAATCTTATTGTGTCATCATTTGCTCCAGGAGTTAGTTCTGCGGTAATTTTAGTATTGCCATCTAAGTCCTGTAGTCCGTCTAATTTAATCCAATTTGTTCCATTGTATCCTTCAAATCTAGCAAGCTGACTATTAAATCTTAGCTGGCCTGCTACTGCTGAAGGACGTTGTGCTGTAGTACCTGCTGGTAATTTTAACGCTCCAGTTGCATCAATGCTAACTATTCCATTGGCAGGTGTAAGTGTTATGTTTGTTGAGCTTGCAATAGTACTAGCATCAAACGATAAATTATCTACAACAATTTTTCCAGTACCCGAAGTACGCAGATCTAAGTTGCTGTTTGTATTTGTTGTAGTAATAAAGTTATCTCTAATTACTATATCGCCTGTACTAAATTGCGCTGAAGTAATAGTACCAGTAGAAGTTAGATCTACAAGACTCATTGTCCCTAATACATTTAAATTATTACTAATTGTTACATTGTTGTTAGGAATAACAACACTACCAGTGCCGTTTGCTCTAAGTTCTAAATTTGCGTTTGAACTAGTAGTAGTAACAATGTTGTCGTCAATTTTTATTTCTTCAAACTGTACGGCAGCACCTACAGTTAAATCCTGTGTTACTGTTACATCGCCACTAACGTTTGCATTACCAGTTTGGGTATGCGCTCCTATTAGTGTTACTGTTCCGGTAATACTTGTGTTTGCAAGTGTTGCAGTTCCGTCAACTTTTAAATTATTATCTACTTGTAAATCGTTAGTAGGTAATAAAACTTTACCAGTGCCGTTTGCTCTAAGTTCTAAATTTGCATTTGAGTTTGTTGTTGTGATGTAATTTGTATTGACATTAATATCGTCAACAAATAGTTCGTCAACGTATAAGTTTGCCCATGTGTTTGTTGATGTACCTAAACTATATGTACTTGTAATATTTGGACGTAGGTCAGATGCAATTCCAGCAACAATTTCTAAATTATCGTTAGCACTGTCACCTAAGGTGATGTTTCCGCCAATAGTTAGGTTGCCCGTTACATCAATATTACCGTCTACACTAACATTGTTTTCTATATTAATTTGATCAGTTACGCTTACAAAATTTAAAGCGCCGGCAGTAGTTTCAATAGTGTTACCACTTATTCTTATATTGCCAGTATCAATTCTTGAACCGTTTATAAAAGTTGTGTCGCCGCCATTGTTAAATGTTACGCCGTCAGTAAGTGTAATATTCAAAGATGAAACTGCAAAATCTACTGTTCCGTTTTCTTGATTTACGTGGAATAATTCTCCTACTCTAAAATCACCTTTATGGTCTACACTACTGTATCGTATTTGTGCGCCATCTAATTCAACAACTTCGTTTGCTTGGACAACACTGCCTGTATCATTTGTAAATTCTTTACCGTTGCCAATGTAAGCTAAGTTTTGTCCAATAGCGTAAACAAGTACTCCTTGTCCATCTCCGTACAATCCGTAATTACCATAAACGTTTGCAGAGCCAATCATTCTTACTTCTGCACCAAAATCTCGTATGTCAATATTTTCTATTTTTGTTGCTGTTGCTCCGCTGCCTGTTGTTGCTACAATAGTTTGCGGAGTTGTATCAAACCCAATTAAATTAGTATTCTTAGCATCAACTACTAAAATATCACCTTCGACACTTTCTACTGTAATTGCTACTACTGTTGATGCATCTCTAGATGTAAATGTAACTACATCGTTTGCAGCAAATGTTCCCGTTATACCACTTAATCTAATTCGTGTCTTACCGTTGTATGCAAATCCTGCTACACTATCATAGGCGTTTAGACCCTTGTTAGCAAAATATGTAAAACAGTTTAACCATTCAATTCTTGCACCGTTAGTAGCTGTAAGGCCGTCAACACCCGGAGTAATAAACGTAACTGAGTGAAACAGCATTGCTGATTCTCTCGACGAAGCTGTTGCGTATGCTCCGTCTACATATGCTCCTTTACCTGCATCGCCTGCATTAAATCCTCTTGGGTCACCTGAACTAACCACACTACCTTTTGTAATAACACTTACGTTTCTTATATACGGACTGCGTGATGTTACTGTAAAATCTGTTGCAAATCTAAATCCATATCCATTGTCTGGAAATGTTCTAGTATCTCCTGCACAGCTGAATAATAATGCATCTAAAAATACTTCTGCGCCATTTGCAGGAGCAGTTCCTGTGTAAGTTACAGTAAGTATTCCAGTTCCGTGAACGTAAGTTGCTCCTGTTACAGCAAGGTCAATTGTTTTTGCGTCATTAGTAATTCTTCCACCACTTACATAAGCGTGTGCTTGAGCTGTTATTCCTACATTTACTGTAAGTGTTCCTGTTGCGCTACCGCCGCTTGTAATAGTAAAGTTCTTTCTTCCACTATAAAAATCTTTGACTGTAATATCTTCAACAGTACTTTCGCCATTGAGCAAAAATGCATCGTTGTAACGTGTTACAGTTGTAGGTGAAATATTAACAGCTCTTATACTATGGCCCTTTACAGTAACTCCTACAGGCACAGTTATTGGAAATGCTTCTGTATATTCGCCTGGGTATATATGAACAGTATCACCTGATGTAACTTGACTTAGTGCATATTTAATACTTGCGTATGGAGCCTGAGGGTGGTCGCCGTCGTTGCTATCGTTACCGTTTTCTGCAACATAATAAATGTTACCCTGTTTTAGAATTAAGTCAATGCCATTAACTGTAAGAGCAGATGTTGTAACTGATGTTGCATTAAAGTTGTTAACCCAAACGTCTGACCATTGTTTGCCGCCTCCAGAAGGGTCTGTGCCTAACTGGTATGTGTTTGTTGCATCTGGAACAATATTACTTGCAACTTCTGCTTTAAAATCTATAGTATCTGTAGAAGCATCACCAATAGTAATATTACCATCAGCACTAATATTACCAGTAGCGTGTAAGTTACCAGTAACATTCATGTTAGATAAAACTTCTACGGTTCCAGTTCCGTTTGGTCTAAATTCTAAGTTTGCATTTGAATCGCGGGTACTAATTACGTTGCCTTCTAATTCTAAGGAATCAACGATTAGTTTATTTTGATATACAACATTGTCAAGAGTTCCTAAGTTTAGATACTGATCAGTTGACGATATAGTATTGCCGGTAACTACTACGTTACCAAGTGTTGCTGTATTTGTTACTGTAAGATTAGTTACTCGTGATGTTCCTGAAACATCTAACTCGTGTTGTGGAGATGTTGTTTTGATACCGATGCGCTGATTGTTTACATCTAGGTATAATAGGTCTGTCTCAAAAGCTAAATCTATTCCATTACGAACAAGATTCGACTTTAAGAGCGGACCGGATATGCGACCAACAGCCATATTCTCTCCTTAACACGGGGATCCTGTCCCTCTAGCCACCTTACGTTGCGGGCTAACCACAGTTTGGACCTGCAAGACAAATAGTCGCATCTTGCATTAATAGTATTTATCGTTTGTGTAAAAAAGGGCGATGTTACCCGTAGATTAAAGACTGAACTAATGCCTCGTCTTCCATATTCTCAACTGAGATACTGTCGAACTCACCAGCTGAAGTTTTCCAGGCTGTTCCGTTATATGATTCCAATTCGTCACTAGTAGTGTTAACTCTAGTAAAGCCTATTTCAGGTGTAGACGGTCGTGTACTAGCATCACCAAACGGCATACGTACTACCCCTGACCCAGCAAACTGCCAGTAACCTATACCAGTATTAGTTAACAATGTAACTGCGTTGTTAGCAGTATTTTTTATAGAATTATCGTCAAATGTAATGTCATCTATTACAACGTCTCCAGATCCATCTGGTGATAGTTCTAAATCACTATTACTTACGTTTGTTCTAATAGTGTTGTTGTTAATGTTAATATCTTCAACTTGTAATTGATGTATATTAATACCGTCGCTATCAAAACTACCAATATTTGAATTATCAACAGTTATCTGAAGAGTGTCATTTGTAGGATGTGCTAGTACATTTGTAAATAAATCATCTGAGTAGACACCCCCTAGTGCAATACTAGAGTTAATATAGAATTCAAATACATTTTTAGATGAGTTAAATCTAAAATCACCTTGAGTTGACGAACGTTGTGCTATAGTACCTGTAGGTAATTTTACAGCAGCAGTACTATTAACAACTATACTTTCTGTAGGTGCTAAAGTTAATGTTCCATCTGTTGATATATTAGTTTGATCAATAGCTATGTCTTCAAAATTAACTGTACTAGATCCTGCACTTCTAAATTGTAAATCACTATTACTTTGTGTAGTTGTAATAATGTTATCAAAAATGTCTATATCATTAGTTGTAAAATCTGCTATCGTTGAAGTTAAATTTAGTCCACCGGTTGTTACAGATCCTTGGACTGTTACGCTATTGTTTACAAGAGTTGAATCTAATATTATATTTCCGCCACCGCTTGCACGTATGTCTAAATCGTCATCATTAGACTGTGTTTCGATTACATTGTTTCTAATGTTAATTTTTTCTAATGTACCTTTTACAACATTTAAGTTCTGTTGTATAATAAGATTGCCTGTAACATTAAAGTCTTGACTTACAGTGTAAAGTCCGGTATGTGTTATATTACCTGTAATATTTGTATTTGTAAGTAAAGTATGTCCGCTAACCTGTGCATCAACTGTAACTTCGAGATCTGCATTTGGCAAATATATCTTTCCAACACCGTTTGCCTGTAGTTCTAGATCTGAATTTGAAATATTAGTTGTAACTGTAGTATCAACAAATTTAATATCAGCTACGTTAGCTTCTGAAAAATAACCGTTCCTCCATTTATAAGGACTTCTACCTAAACTATAATATCCGCTAATGTCTGGCACAGCATTACTAGCAAGGTCTGCATTAAACTCTACAGTATCCTGTCCAAACGTGTCACCAAACACTATTAATTCTGTACCTACACTAACACTGCCGGTTAAACTTAAATTCTTTTTAAAGTTAACATCATTTTTAAATGCAATCTCTGTTGCAGCATCTAAATTTATATCACCAAACAACGTATTAATGTTGTTACCTTGTATTCTAAAATTTCCAATATCAATTAATGTCGGAGTAATGACTGATGTACCGCTACTATCAGTAATGTTTAAACTTTGCATTTCATTAACTTGTGCGGCACTAAGTGTTAAACTTGTTGTTCCTGTATCAAAGTCAACAAAAAACTGATCTCCAATTCTAAAGTCGCCACCGTGGTCCTGAGACACGTGATAAACCTTACCACTGTTTGATTCTGTTGTTTCATTTGCTTGTATTGATCTACTAGGATCGTTATCAACAAACTTTCCTGCTCCTATATAAGCAAAGTTGTGAGAAATTAAATACATAATACAATCACTGCCATCTGCTACTGCGCCATAATTGCCGTATACACATGCACTTCCGATAGCACGTATTTCTGCTCCAAGTTTTAGTGTTGACCCATCTGAACTTAAATAACCAGTTGATCCGTTTACTGCATATAATCCCCTGTTAGCGAAGTATGTAAAACTGTTAAGCCATTCTACTCTAACTCCATTAGTCATTGTGATAGCATCAACGCCCGGAGTAATAAATGTAGCACTATGGAATAACATAGCAGCTTCAACACTTGCACTGTTTACGCTCGCGCCATCGATCCAGGCACCACGACCAGCATCACCTTGTGCAAATCCTCTTGGGTCATCAGTTGGAACTTTTATACGATAAGATACACTCAAATCATAAGATTTTACCGTATCACTTTGATTTCCTATAATAAACATTTTAGTGCCATCAGGTGAAATATGTATGCCGGAAGGATTGCCTCCTATACTGTAAAATCCTATATGTGTTAGTGTTGAAATATCATACGGTGTACCAACTGCAAATTCATCTACACCGTTTCCACGTGTTCCTACTATAAACAATCTAGTTCCATCAGTACTCCATTCTATACCAAATGGTTCAGTGTCTATAGCAGTCAAAGTTAAATCTTGGTTAAATGTAGCGGATGAAATATCAAATGCAGAAGATAAATTGTATTCATATATCTTATTATTTTGATTTCCTGTGATATACATCTTAGTACCATCAGGTTTAAAATCAAGTCCAAATTGATCAGAGTCAACAGTTGTAACAAGTGTTTGGGTAAAACTAGCAGACGAAACATCAAATCCAGTTGTTAGTGCATATTGATGAACATTATCGTTGTTTGGCCCAGTAACAAACATTTTTGTACCATCAGCATTAAACTTTACTGCTGTTGGATTTGGACATTGTGTCACTGCAAAACTATCTACAAATGTAACTATAGATGATAAGTCAAATCCTGTTGAAAGAGTATACTCGTTTACATCGTCTCCTATTTCACCGACAATAAACATTTTTGTCCCGTCATTATTAAACGTTATACCTTTTGGACGTGTTTCTTGTGAGTTTACTGAAAAAGTAGAACTTGCTGTTACTGTAATAGGTGTACCTTGTGTAATTACTGTAACATTTTGTATGTATGGACTTCTTGTTGATACAACTGCGTTAGGAGCAAATCGAAATGCATACCCTGTATTATTTCCGCTGTCATAATAAAAATCTTTAATTGTAATATTTGATATAGTTGTCTCGCCATTTAAGTGAAAGACATCTTTTGATTGATCAGCACTAGTAGGACGAATAATTGTATTTCTGTAATCAGCACCTAAGATAGTAGTATTAGGAGGTACAACCAATGGCAATTCTTCTTCGTAGCCGCCGGGCGCAACATGTATTACTACAGGTCCAGCAGTACTTGCATCTGAAAATGCTAGTGCATGTTTAAGTGTTTTAAAAGGTCCATTAGGATGATCGCCTACATTAGTGTCGTCACCGTTCTGTGCGACCCAAAACATGTTACCTTGACGCTGTGTTGCAGGTTCAACTCCACTTACATCGAAACTACCAACAACTGAAGTAGATCCGTTTATTAATGTACTATATATAGTGTCCCAACGTTTTGACGGTGATCCTAACGCATATGTATTATTACTTGCTGGAATAATACTAGATTTTACTTCTGCGTTTATTACAATACTATCAGTATTTTGATCACCAAATATTATATCACCGTTGGTAGTGATGTTACCAGTTGCGTGAATGTTACCAGATATATTTGTGTTAGCTATCGATTCAACTGTACCAGTGCCATTGGCTTGGAAATCTATATTTGCATTACTAACATGTGTGCTAATAGTGTTGTCAGTTGCTTGAAATGCTTCCGTTTCAAGATTAGATAACTTAATTCCCGTTGGGGCGTTTAAGATTATGTTTCCTGAGCGCACATTAATGTTATTACCACTAATCTCATAACCAACAAGACTAGTAAGTGCAGTAGTGTTCCAGGTTGTACTTCGTGCAGTGCCTTCGATGTTTAATTCAGTAATAGGAGCATTACGATTAATGCCAACCTTACCGGTAGTTACATCAAGATATAGAAGTTGTGTGGTGTTTGAGTCATTGCGAAATGCAATGTCTAAACCATTTCTTAAAAGATTTTCCTGTAATACAGGACCTGATATTCTACCTACTTGCGCCACTTTAATTCTCCTGACACAGTATTTATTGTATTACTTGTCGAAGTTGTGTAGTACTGTTATAGGCTTATCTAAATCAGGTGCTGATGTAAATTGTATGTACCACCCTGGTAAATACGGCCCTGTACTTGATCCTGCTTTATATATTTCGCCACTACTGCCAACATAGTTAGCAGTATTTCCGCCGGCGGTATCAACAGCAATTTCTATTCTTGTCGTTGATGGTATACTAAGAATAGTATGGCTTCCTGGAGAACTTGAATCGTCTGTATTTAAGTTTTCAACTGCGTCATCTATTGTACTTTCTACTTCAGTAACATAAATTAAATCATTAACAGTGTAGCCGTGTGCTGTTGCTGTTTGTATAACAGTTGATGCTCCTGTGCTAACAATACTTGTAATAGTGTTTACTGCCCCAGGATTTTGTACTAGTGTATAGTTTGTTCCTGAAATTTGAAATACGTTTTCAACAAGAACTAAAACATTTTGTGCTGCTGCAGGCACAGGATAAAACGCATCCCCACTTGCTAGTGGCCCAAAGATTTTATCAGTGCCATCACCACTTCCTATATTCTGTTGTGTAATGGCTGCGTTAGTTGACGGTGCTGCAACTCTTAGACCGTCCCATTTGCTATTTTCGTAAATTTCAAATCTGCTATCAGTTGTGTTAAAGCGTAAATGTCCGTTAACTGGTGAAGTAGGTCTCTGGGCAGTTGTGCCCTTAGGTACAAGTATAGAGTTAGTAGTATCAAAAATAACTTGATCATTAATATCAAATTTGATACCATTGCCATAAATGTTTCTCAAGTTTGTATTTTGAGCTTTAATTAATCGCATTACACTTCCAAATAACTTATTGTTGTTGCTAGGTCTGCATGACCTACAAATGATACCGTGTCACCTGCTTCTAATATAACTTTTTCACTATCAAACGTAAACGTTTCGCCAAACGGCAACGATAGATTGTTTATAACTCTAGTAATATTGTTAGATAACGTACCTATTGAGCCTCCGGAGTTTTCAATAAAATGTAAATCAAAAACCTGTGCACCACTCCCTGCATTATTACAAACTAGTATGTTTGTTATTGCATATCGTTTGCCACTAGGTACTGTAAGTACGTTTAATTGTGATCCTGTTAATCTTGCATTCTTTATTGCCATCGTTTTTCCTTAAAAAATCATACTATACAGCAATGATCTATTGTTGCTTATTATTTCGTTCTGTGTGTTGCTACTATTTACAAAGAACAACCCAGTGCCACCTGCATCTTCGGTTTTTGTATACAATATAGATCCAGTTGTAGGTTTTAACGGGTCAATTGCAGCATCACTAGCATGTGCTGTTGATGTAAGATGCAATTTATCGTTTATTTGAACGCTACCAGTTCCTGCTGCTTCTAATCTTAAATCTTCGTTAGTGTTTATTGTACTTATTTGGCTTCCTTGTAATACAATATCGCCTAATTGGATAGTGTCTAAAAAGAATGATGCCCTTGTTTCATTATTAATACCGATACTAACTTCACTTGGATTTCCAGTAACTTCAAAGTCTCTTGATTGTACAAATGTTTTAGTTGTGGTACCTTCTTCAATTCTATTTTGTAATAATGATGCATTAGCAAACGCAACATAATCTACAACTGCTTTTGCATTAGGAATCATGTCATCATCAATGGCTCCGCCAGTAACTGCACTTCCTGTATATGGAAATACGTTTGTTTCATAGTCGGTTGCATTTGTTACACTAATGCCATTATTACCAGTGTCTATATATAGTGCGGCATTAGATTTAATTCCATCTAATACAAGTGTAGTTTTGGCGCCTGATCCTGTAAAGAGTTTAAATCCTCCAGTACCAGAGTCTCCACCTATATCCCAAGCAACACTATCATCAAAAACAAATTTAGCTGTTGCTTCGGATCCTCGATCAATTTCAATTCCTGCTTGATAATTCTTTGATGCACTAATTCCTGCACCAGTTTGACCGTTGTTTAATGTCAGTATGTTATCGTTAATTAAAGTATCATTACTTTCAACAGTTGTAGTAGTACCTTCTACTTCCAAACTGCCTCGTATTACTACAGTTCCAGCAGGCTTTCCACTGACAAGAGTGCCTCTTGAAGTATCAAAGAGTATTTGACCACCACCTTCGACTTTAACTGTGTAATTTCCGTTATTAACGCTTAGTACTTTTGACATTTATAAATCCTATGTATATATTAGGGGGATTTCTCCCCCCAATTTTTCACTTAGTCTTGTACAGCTATAGATGCTGCGCCAGCTACACCGGCGTTTTCATCACCAGGGCCTCGAACATATTTAATGTTCTGTACTTGAGCTGTGCCGCCTTCATACTGAATAGTTCTGTTACGAAGTTTTGTAACTTGTACTACAGTAGAATCGTCTAGCACTGCGTAAATGTTAAATTCACCAGCAGCTAATGCTCCAGTATTCTTGTTTACAAGCGTACAAGTTTCTGTTTTAGTTCCATCACTAACAATAAACTTGTTAGTTGATCTCTGTGAAACAATCCATGCATTAAGAACCTCACCACCTGCAGCAAACTTTACAGTTGTTACAGATATACGGCTAGATCCTTGGCCGATGTTCTTTTTATTAATTGGTCTTCCCATTTTTTTTCTCCTATTAAAGTAGTCCTATCCGGGTTCTATCCGGTACGCTGCGGGTAACAGCATAAGTCCGCCTTGCGGCACACTATTTGACACAAGTATTTATCTAATAAGAGAAAAGGATCATACTAGGTGACCCGGTGAATAAAAAAGGCCTACTCAATTAAGAATAGACCTTTTCGTTTAAATATGGGTGATAGGTTGGGATTAATGATTACCAACAACTCCTTATCAACTCATTTATAAGTCGGAGCGCCTAACATCGAACCGTTAAGTCCAAAATCCATATCTTCGTATCTCTACGCTCATACAGTCCCACTACAGGTGTTAGCCAAGTTCGCAACGTTGCAGTTGCTTGTTCCTTGCACTATCATAGCAAAGGATATCTCCTAGCTATGTATATATAATAGCACTAATAAGAACGTCTGTCAACCATTTAATTAAAAAAAGTCAAAAAAATAGGCGCCGTAGCGCCTATTTTGAAGTTCACAGTAAGTTAAACTTAGCTGAAGCTTAGGTTTGCCGCTGTTACTTCTACTTTTTCTAAGTAGTCAGCTGCGTTGCCTAGAGACGATGCTGTGTTTGATAATTCAACATATCCGTAACGTGTCATAAATGATACGACTGGTTCGAATGATGTTGGATCAAGCACTACGCCTGAGCTCATTAGCGGGATGTATGGGCAATAAAATGCCGCTGCATCTGATTCGCTTGAGCCTTTGTATCCAACTAGTACATCGTCGTCTGCAGCATATGTGTTAACGTAAATTTTCATTGCGTTATTTAATGTGCCTACAAACTTAGTGTTTGTTGGAGCTTCAAAAGCACCTTCAGTTGTTCTTGCGAACGCTGAAGTAGTTGCACTCTGTAGTACAGTTAAGATTGCTGGAGAAACAACAGCCCAGTTACCTGCGCCTCTACGTGTTCTCTGTGCAATTCTATTTGCTGCTCTGTTAACTAGAACAGCTAAAGCAGCATGTTCGTCACCAACAAAAGTAGCAGTACCGCTAACAGCAGCCTGGTCAAATGTATCTGTACCAGTTCCTGCTAGTGTAGCAAGTGATCCTAGGATCTCTTGGTCGATTTCAGCAGTAATCTCTTGAGCAAGTGCTGCCATGATTTCTGCTTCTACGTCGATACCGTGCATTGACTGTGCGTCTTGTGCAGATTCAAAAGTCCAGCGAGCTGATAGCTTTCTGGTTTTTGCTTCTACTGTCTGCTTCAAGATTTGGATGCTTAGTCTGTTACCAACCGCTCCTTCAAGTGCAGCTGTAGCATCTGCTTTTGCAGATGTAGCGTTACCTGAATATGCTTCAGCAATCTTGAATGGTGAAAGTGCTTCTTCACCTGCAATAGCGCCTGAAGCGCCTGTGCCTGCCGTGTCCGAATAACGTACACGTAGTGTGTGGATTTGACCCACTGGTCCTGTCATAGGCTGAACACCAACAATTTCGTTAGCAATAACTGTAGGCATAACACGACGGATAACGGGTAGAATCACTCTGTTAAGAGTTGCTACGTTACCTGCGGATGTTGCGCCAGCTGTGGCTGTTTCTGACAAATACTTACGTGTATTTTCCAGTGTACTTGCCATTACGCTTTTCTTTGTGCCTGAAAGGCCTTCAAGAAGTGCAGTTTTGGTGTCCTGCCAGCGACTTTCTAATAGTTCTGACATATCGATATCTCCTTAATTTAATCCTGCAAGACGTCTAATATCAACTACATTATAGTTGCTATCATCGCTTACATTGTCATGACTTTTGGTTTCTTCTCTATTGCCTGTGTGTTCTTTGCCTTCTGTTAATTTCGCCTTCTTTTCTGGAGCATTACCGTCTATAACTGCCGGTAGGTATTTGTCAAACTGTGAGCGTAGCTTACCAGTTTGAACACTTTCCAGTAAATCCATCATAATGTCTTTTTGGTTCCTGTTTAGAGGAGCCGTTAATTCACTTATGACATTTTGTCTTTGAGCTACATTAGTCATACGCTTGATCTCAGCTTGTTTAGCTTCTGCTAAAGTTTGCTTTTCAACAACCGTCTTCTTTGCTTCTGTTAGCTGCTTGTCTTTGATCTTAATAACTTTCAGTAACTTTGCAGTTTCTGAGTTTTCATTAAGGTAGCTATTACCATACTCGCTGGCAAATGCTTCAAACAGTTTACGCCCAAAATCATTTTTACGTGCTGCTTCAATATCTTCTTTTAATTGACCAATTTCATTAGTTAAAATTTTGTCAGTTATAGAAGCTACTTTAGCTGCACTTCTTTCAACAAACTGTGTTTTCAATTTGCTGAAGTGTCCTTTAGCTTCACGAATTAATCTTACCTTCGTTTCTGCTAAGTCTTTCTTGTCTTCATTAAATTCTGATATTTCTTTCGCAAGTGACTCTACTACGAAATCTTCAAGCATACTGAACTTACCAGCCATTGCTTTTTGATCTTCATGAAGTTCGTTTACTTCTTTAGCCAGTGACTCAGTTACAAAGCGTTTCATTAGTCCTGCGTTTTCACGCATTGCTACTGCATACTTTGCCTTTGCCTCGGCTAATTGTTTACGATCGTCTGCAAACTCTTCAATTTCTGTAGCAAGACGTTCACTAATCATAGAATCAATAGCTTCTACCATAGTGGATTTGTCATGCTCATACTTTTGAGCAAACTCTTCACGAAGTTCAGCTGTAACAGATTGACGATTTTCTTTAATCTTACTGTCCCATGCTTCTTCGATTTCGTGGCGCACGTCTTCGGAAACTACATCATTTTCAAAAAGTGTTTTTAGTGCATCCAACATATTATTCTCCTTTTATTGGAGTCGACTGATTATATTAATCAGCGATTCTTTTAAGTACTTTTGTGCCTTAGGGTCTTCTTTAGTTGCCTGTGCCAGTTCGTAAGCCTGCATACCTCCACGTGCATTCATTAAATGCTCGTAGATTGGTGTCGGGTAAGCACCGGGGGCGCTGGGCTGAGCCACAACGTCCACAGTGATAATTTCAAAATCAGAGACTTGGCCATCTCCGCTTTCACTAACATTACCAGAGCCACGTGACGAAACCCCTAGCTTCACACCACTTTGTATCATGGTGCTAACTAGTTGTCCCATCGGCGTTGGTAGTATCTTTAGTTTACCATATCCGTTTGGGCCATCCATCCAGCATTGCTCGATCATATGACTTACACGGTCCAAGTTAATATTAAGTCCTTCCGGATGATCAACTTCGCCAAGAACACTATATCCACCAGCAATTTGCTCGCCGAGCGTTTTGACAGCCCTGCCAATTTCATTCACAGGATACACACGCTGATTAGCGTTGCGTACTCCGCCTTGTATCATAATACCTTTCATGTACAAGTCTTTTCCTTCGTTAGCAGACTCAACGACCATTTGTGCTTGGTCAAATGTCAAATGTTCTCTTAGATTGTTTCTCATCTGTTAGTCCCCAATTAGCTGCCTATCATCGACTTCTTGTCAGCAGCATTTTCGCCTGCGCCTTTTTTCTCAGCGCCATGGCCTTTTGGATTTTTTGACATTGATTTTGCTGCTTTACCGCCCGGTACATTGACGTTTCCTGTTGACATATCTTTAGTAGTATTTGCCGCTAGTCCACCTGTTGTACCTTTAGTATCAGCTTCTCCGCCTTTTACCAAGTTTGAAGCAGTGCCGCCCATGTCGTTTTTACCTGCTACGACTGACTTGGCGTTTGCACCATTGTCACCCATTGTAGCAGTTACTTTTTCAACATACTCACGCATTTGCTCACCTGCAGATTTTTCTGACTTATCATCAGCTTCTTCTACTTCGTCGTCACTAGCTTCGAAGTTAAGTGATTCATCTTCACCTTCTTCATCGTCGCCCATGTCCATCTCGTCGTCACCTTCAGCGTCATCATCCATGTCGTCGCCTTCTTCGCCTTCGTCATCACCAAGCATGTTTTCAAACTCTGCTTTTAGATCTTCTAGCTCAGCTTCTAAATCTTTAATGTCGCCCATTGTAGCTGGTGTATCGTCATCTTCGCCGTCGGCGTCCATATCCATTTCACCGTCTGGTGCGCCCATATCCATTTCCATGTCATCAACAGTATCACCACCGCCCATGCCCATATCCATTTCTGGTTCACCTTCTACTTCAAACTCGTCAAGGTTAAAATTTTCGTTAGTTTTTTCGTCATCATCTTCATCTTCGTCATCTGACTCATCAACTTCTTCATCAGTTGTTTCATCTAGATCTTCATCTGAATCTGACTCATCTACTTCTTCATCAGTAGCTTCGTCTACTTCATCATCTTCAACATCGTCTGTTAAAAGATTTTCGTAGATATCTCTTGATTTTGCCACTACAATCTCGTGGAAAATCTCTTCCGCCTTTGAGCGGTCGTTATTTACAAGATGCTCTAGCATCTCTTCAAATTTGTTTAAATCTGCCATTATTTTCTCCTAATAAATGTTTACCTATGGTAAGGCTGTCATGTGTATTTAGTGGGGTAGGCAAAATGTACGTAGAAATAGGCCAAAAACGGGGTGTTTTGGCTAAACGTCAGGAAAGTTGATGTAATTTGACAAAATCTTCAACTGTGATTGTAGTGTAGTTACTCAATTTATTTAGTTCCTCAGGGCAATAGTTATCAGATGCTATTACCCGTACATACTGAATATTTTTATGTTCACGCACTACAGACACTGTTTGACGCAACCAGTTTCCAAAAAAAGTTGCGCCGTCTTGACTTTTTTTATAATTAGGAGTATCAGCAAACACATTATTAAATTGTGTTCCGAGACCCCTGTAATCAAAGCCGAGTATGTATATTCTATCATATCCGTGCTGTGATGCAAGCCAAAGTGCTGTTGGTCCACTACTCCATCCTTTACTTGGATTAAATAAATTTAAATCTGGAATTCTTTGATATGCTTTGTTTGGATTTGTCCAAACAGTTTGTTTGCGCTGGTAACCTGCTTTTGATATTTCTAAAATCATCTTTACATCAACTGCAATAAGATAATCCGGTGCAAATGATCTATATAAAGCATTACATCCGTAAGTGTTTCCAATAGGAGCAAGATCTTCGACATTAATAGGACTTCTACTAGTGCCGTTACCAAGTACAAAAGCAGTTCCGTGCCTTTGGCGTATTTGTGCTTTTTCTATATATTGTGGAGGTTCTTGTACTAAACGTTTGGCTGCTTTTTGAGATCGTCGTATTTGTTTTTGTGCTTTACGCTCAATCTTTATTAGTTGCCATTGTTCTTTTGTGTAGTTTCTTTTATCTAGTTTTGCCAATTATCATACCCCGACCGCCTCAGCGTTCGCTGCCATACCATACATTTGTCTAACGAAGACTACTTCTTTAGCCTTCTCTTGTGTATGTAGCTCGCTTGCTTTGCGGGCACGATTTATCTGACTTAGAGTCAGTCGTGTTTTACGGGTATCGTCAAGATCAATAATAGATTGATCATACTGAGGTTCATACCTGTTATCTTCAACAGGTTCAGCAGTTTCTTTATCGTAATGAAATAGTTCTCTCAGTATCATAATGTTATTTATACTTTATATTGTGTCTTCGCCACCGGCGGGTTGGCCGCCGCCTAATTCTTCACCAGTTGCAGTTTCTGGTGGTGCGCCTTCGCCACCATCTTCGCCACCTTCAATCTCTGCTGATGTTTCTGCACCATCAATGTCTGCACTAATACCAGCACTACTAATACCCACTCCGCGCATTTCGCCGCTTGCATCTTCATCTGTAGGTGCTAACGTTTCTTCGTTTTCTTCTCTCCACAAGCGTTCGTTCTTTGCAATGTCTTCTGTGCTTAGGCCTAAGAATCTTTCAAGAGCAAATCTATTACTAATATAAGGTATAGCTTGTATTTGCGACCATGTACCAATTCTTTGGTTGTCTAACTCTGTTTGTCTATAAGCAGCAAAGTTCTGTGGAGGTTGGAATTTAAGATCAAACATTCCAGTGTCAATGTTAACACCTTTTTCTAATAGATATCTTTTAAATTCTTGATCAAATTCATCTGCTATTAAATTTTGTAAACGTTCACAGTAAGTATTAAATCTTAACTCTTGAATAAATGCTGTGCCTACTCTGCCGTCGTTATAACTCGCTGCTGAATCATCAGCGCCGGTAGGTAGATAGCTGCTAGGGATTCGTAAACCGCGTACGAGCTTATTAGTAAAATATCTAAGGTCATCAATTTCTCCAAGGTTAGTACCGCCTGGCAGTGTTTCAACTTTAGAACCTCTACCTTCAGCAGTTTGTGGGAAGAAGTAATCTTCATTTGTTGATAACGGATTATATGCACTGTCGATTACGTTAGTGCCTCCGCCTGTTTTACTTGGAATTCGTCTTTGGTGTATTTCTGTTTTAACACGTTCAACAAATTGCATTGCTAAGTGACTTGGCATGTTACCTACGTCAACATAAAATACTCTACGTTCTGGAGCACGTTGCACACGATAGATAATAATAGCATCTTCAAGTAATTCTTTTTGCTTGTATACTTTAAAAATACTTTCAAGTAAGCTATTACCAAAAGGATAGTTATTGTCTAATCCTTCACTTAAACTTAAATGAAACATGTGTTCGCCTGCTACAGCAACTTCACCATCTTCAACTGTAAATCTATTTCCGTGTTGACTTGCAACATTGCCAACCATTCCTCTAGCGCCGCCTGTTTGGTATCCAGCACCACCACCTGTAATGTTTCCATTAGTAACGTGTGGCTTAGTTGCAACTAAATCTCTAAAGTTAAACTGTATATCTTTTACAATATACTGCTCTGGTGTTTTTCCTTCGCTTTCGTTTACAATAATTCTGTGAACTTTTGCAGGATCAACATGATAAAGTTTTTTAGTTTCTGGATCTCTTAAGAAAAACCCATCGCCATATTTAAAAACATTACGTACAAGACGAAACATTCTCTTTTCAAAGTTATTAAGTTTATACCATTGTTTTAAATATTGTCCAAGTATTTGCACTTCGGCATTTGTTGCTGATTTGTGATAGTTAAATGTAAAGTGTGTACCGTTTTGTGCATGTTTTTGCGTACAGAATTCTGCAAGAATATCAAGAGCGGCATTAACTTCACTGTCGCTATCCATTGTATTATACTGACCGTATCGATCAATTCTATTAGGAGTTCCTGTATACACATCAGGCAAATAACTTGAATAATTACTGCGAGCAGGGCCTGGCTGGTTTACAGCATTTTGTCCGTTTATAGGAGAATAATTTCCTGTTGTATCATTACCTGTGTTAACAGGAGTAAAGTATTTTTTCCAGCTCATTTATATTCCTACGTTGGTTAGTACGTTGCCATCCATACCTTTAACAGCTTTTAATTGTTTTTGCAGTTCTTGTAACTGTCTACTATTTATTTGAACTAGCTGTTTCATTGTCATATTCAGACTTTCGATCCCATCTTCTGACGTAGTTCCTGTTGAACTAGTATTTTGTTGGGGATTTAATGCCGCCATCATTTTGTCTTTCTCGGACAGGGGAATACCACCTGTTTGCATCATATTTTTCATTTGGTCAGTCATTGCACCAGGATCAAACTTAGTTGCAACGTTTTGCATCATGCTACTAACACTGTCTAGTCCGCTTGGAAATGCACCTAATAATTCACCTTGTGGACTATCCTTAGGAATTACAGCTTCTAATCCATGTAACATAGCAGGCATTCCTGCTCCAAAGTCTTTGAATAAGCTACCAGTTTTGCCTAGTGTGCCTGAGTCAAAACCAAACATCCTTGAAAAGAAACCTTTCGCTTCTTCTGCTGTACTTTCAACTGACTCCGTTCCTTCAGAGTCTCTGCCGCTGCTTCCTAATGCTTTTACTACATTTACTTTCATATTGCCGTCGGCATCGAACAGTTCACTTGGGAGCAGTGATTGTTGCTCATTACCAGTCTTTGTTGCATCATTTGACGCAATTGTTCGGTCGATTAAATCTTGGGTAACCTTGAACGGACCGTCTGGGCCGTCCATCATTTGACCTAAATTAGCTTCGAGATTTGCAACTAACTCTGATTGATCTATACCTGGTAATACAGCCGTTATGCCATCGTAAAGTGTTTGAAACTTTTCAGGTATTTGTTGAAATAGTGCAGAACCAGAATTTAAAGCACTAACTAATGCAGTATTACTTTGTACTTGTCTACCAATGTCTTCGTTAATAGTTCCTGAAGCTTCTGCTAATGCTACCTGACCTTCATTTACAAAATTTAGTGCAACTTGACCTGGACCTCTTTTTTTGTCTAAGTTAGCTTGTTGGTCTACACCATCACGTAATTTTCTTACATTTTCTAAATATGCATCAGCTGCTTGTCCAGCAGTAGTCATAGCGGTTACATTACCACTTATAATTTCATCTAGTGCATCAATTTGAGGTTTTAACTCTCCTAGCACACCGGCCTGTGTTTCACCAACGCCACTTACTTGGGCAAGTGTTGAAATACGAGCGCCCTCGGCTGTAGCGGCAAACCCTGTAACAGCCGCAGCATATTCATCAGCTAATCGTGTAACTTCTTCTTTACTTGCTCCTCTATCTAATGCATTATTAAGTTGTGCGGCTATGTCATTTGCTCTACTGTTAATAGCAGCAAAGCCTTGTGTAGCTTCTGATAATGGTGCTTGTAATTGGATTTGATCTTTAATAAGATCTTGTGCAACTTTAGGTAATCCCGAAGTAGCCGCTAATATTGCATCGTAATTCTCTGCGGCATTTGCCGCGCCATTCATTTCTTTTAATCGTATAGCACCTATAGTAGCGCCATCACGCTGTCTTGCTACCATTTCGTCTTGCAGGCCTTTAGCATCTTTACCAGTTAGTTTTGCAACTACAGATAGATTTTTAGCTAAGTCTGCAGCCACTGCAACTTGTTCAGCATCGGTTAGACCTTGCAATCTTGCAGATCTACGCATTGAATCCATATTTGTAAGCACAAACTCTGATGCTTCTTCTGATGAAAATCCTAAGTTTTTAAATTGGCTTATTAACCCAGTATCGTATAATTCTTTGTTTAGAGCAACAAATCGCCTCTTACCAGCGTCAACTCCTCCGGCAAAACCTGCTAGTAATTCACTATTCTGTGCAACCAAATTAGCAAATGTAGGCAACGCTAGATTTGCTTCACCTGCAAGTCTTTGTAGTTCTCCTAAATCACCTGCACCACCTGCTCCTACTTTTGACAACATATTAAATGTGTCTTGTAACTGTTCAATATACTGAAGTCCGCCTACTGCACCGCCTGTTAATTGTTTTAAGAGAGGAATGTTTGGTACAAGGCTTTCTACACCTCTACTAAAATCACTAATAGATCCGCCGCCTTGGGCAATTGAATTCTTCATTGCACCTAAAGCAGAGTCAATATCTTTGGCTCCAGGAAGGCGACTTACTCCCGGCGCAGAAGGTGCCGTCGGTGACGAGGAATTATTCTTCCTCGTTTCTTCTAATATTGCCTGGAGCAGTTCTTCTTGGGTCATTTTTTATTAACACTCACTTTTAAATAATATGTATTTTGCATAACTAAATAACAGTATGCACATGTATTTATACGGATACTCAAATGAGTAATTTTTTAAAAGATAAACAAAGACAGCCTAAGCTATACATAGAGTTACCTAGTCTTGGTAGATTTTATGATGGTTCTATCGTACAGGATCAACAATATACTCAATTACCAGTTTTTGGTATGAATGCAATGGATGAAATATTACTAAAAACTCCAGATGCTTTATTTACTGGTGAAGCTACTGTACAAATTATTAAAAGTTGTATTCCTGCAATTATTAATCCTTGGATGCTAGTAGGCTACGACATTGATCATGTATTATTATCTATAAGGGTAGCAACATATGGTGATAAAATGCCTATTACATCAAAATGTCCAAAATGTAGTAGCGAAACTGGTATGGATGTAAATTTAGGTAAAGTGTTAGAAACATTTTTAGATTTGCCAACTAACGATCATATTATTGTTGATGATTTAAAAATTCTTCTAAAGCCGTTAAGTTACAAACAAATGACAGAGTTTTCACATAGACAGTATGTATTTGACAAACAACTAGTACAAATTGCTCAATCAAAAGACGAAAACAAAGATAAACTTCAGCAAGATGTGTTAGCACAGTTGACTAATTTAAATTTAGAAGTTGCAATTAGTTACATTACAAGTATACAAGATACAGCAAGCACAGAAGAAGAACAAGATCTTGACGCAATTAAAGAGTTTATTTTATCCAACGATGCACAATTTTTTAATTCTTTAGTAGATAAAGTAAAAGAAATGAGCAACGTATGGAGTTTGCCACAATTTAATATTACTTGTAATGAAGACGGTTGTGGCACAGAATGGAAAACTGCACTTAGGGTTGATTATTCAAGTTTTTTCGGAACCAACTCGTTCCGCTCCCGGAATCTGACATTATAGAGCTCGCTGAGTCTATGGAAACAGAAATTAAAAATTTAAAATATAATTTATATAAAATTGGTTGGCATATGCGCGGTGCATTATCTCACAATGATTTGTTTCATGTAATCTCAAATGATGATAGGGAAGTTCTTAATTTAATTATTAAAGAACAAATTGAATTAGTGAAAACAACTAAACTACCAATACTTTAACCGTTCCGTGGATCTGATTTAGGATCTTTCTTCATTGCAGCTTTTACAATCTTCATCATTTTAGGATCACCTTTAATCATGTTTAAAGATGCTCTTGTTAAATCACTTTTAATAGATTTCAAATTTTCTTCGTAAAGTGCTTGTTCATGCAACAATGCTTCGTTGAGTTGACTTTCGGTTAAATTTTCACATACTGGTTTCATAACTTTATTTAATAGTTTTGGAGGAAGCATTGTAATAGCAACGTAATCTGCAGCACCTTTCATAAGTGGAGTATTCTGTGCTAATTTTCCTAAGAAGTATGCAAGTGTTCCGCCGCCGACAATACCTATAAATCCAATAAGTGCTGCTGCAACCCAGCCAGCTCCAGGAACAAATCCAAAAAATGTTACAGCAATTGCCGTTGTTGCTTTTAATGCAACAGCAGTCGCTACGCCAGCTAAGAAAAATGCTGTTATAGCTGTCATTAGTTCATCTGCAATTTTAATTCGCCAATAATTTACTTCGCGTGTAGTTTTACACCCAGCTTTTTGATATTCTATTAAGTAACCGTCAAGACTATAAGTTATTTGTTCTAGTGAAATCATTGCAGAAACAGCTCTACCTAAAACAGAAGATTTAAAAACTTTCAATATACCGTTTCTAATTTTTTTAATTGCTCCAGTAGCTTTAGGTTTAGGTATGTCTTTATCACCAGGTAAGCCAGCAGTTTTTGGAGCGTCTTTGGCCGCCGTACCAAATTTAGAAGCGGTTTTACCAACCTTACTTATAACTGGGTTTTTTGAGTTTCCAGCAACAGTTGCAAGTTTTTGGTACAAACTTAATTTTTTAGGAGTTATTGGTGTTACCTTTACGTCACTAGCTTTAGCAGCGGCTGCTGTTTGTGCAGGTGTTACGCTTGAACCAAGTGCTGCCTTGTTAAGTTCGTTAGCAAGCCGTGTTGCAGAGCCTCCATTTTTAAATCCTCCAGGTACTATATTTCCACTAATAGAATGAATAACTAAAATTTTCTTACCAACTCGCCTAGCAACCCATGCTCCAGTGTCAGCTTCTACGATGTGATGTACCTTCATGATTATTCCTTAATAGTTAACTGATAATATTTATCCTATAATAATATTTATTGATATATTTGATTTGTTACTACGTAACAAATAGTTTTCGCTAAACGCTCAAACTATATACACTTCGTTTTGATTAAATGATTTATATATGAATAATATAATATAATTGCATTATTACGAATGTAATAATGTTTAAGTTTCATGTAGATTGTTTTAGTCAGACGGAACTATTTCTAGTCCCATCTAATCTTAAAGTGCGCTTCATGTGAGTCTGCCACAGCCAAGACATTGGAAAGAGGTAATTTTTTATACACAAGTTCAATGGGCTCTGACCTTTCCCAT